CACTAGCTTCTAACTTTTCAACATTAAAATCTTCACTTTGAATTTCTTGCTCACCTATAAAAATGGATTTTTTTACTCTTACATTGGTAATTTCTGTTTGACCATAATATCCATTACCTCTAGCAAAAAGCTTATTAGGCATTGATGTATTTTCAAGTTCTATGCTTACCTCTCTCGTTCCTGAGCTAGACCATAAGCAACACTCATCAGAACCACCATTATATTTTTTAAACACATGGGCGATTTTGTGATAGGTTTCTTGATAAATACCACTTGTCTTAATCGTTCCTAAAATTTGGTTTTCTCCTGCAATAGGATTAGAATCTATAGTAAAATCGCTTCTATTAAGACCATTGCCATCTTTAGTCATAGTAAATTTTGCGTTTTCATACTCATCTTGAACTTTATTTGGAGTAGCAAAACCATTTTCAAAACCAAGTCTTAAATCACTCATACAACC